GCATGGTCACGTTGAAATAGATAAAATTTATTAGCAAGTGAAGCCATTTGCCAATTGTTAGCCGTGATAGTTGCTCCACCAGTTTTATCAACTAGCGTGCTCGTTCCGTTAAAAATTTTGTTATTACCCGCAGAAAAAACGATTTTCGTTCCGTCTGTTTGCACAAACTCCCCTACAGACTCAATACCGGCACTAGAGCCAAGCACAGTTGAACCATTGCTTGAAACCATCGTGTAACCTTTGCGTGACGCAATACGACCCTCCTTATCAATAATGCAATTGTCGGCGATGGCTGCAAAACTAGGATTTTGCATCAAAGGCGCATCTTGCGTGTTAATACCCGCAAATCCTGGGGCGCTAATCGTTATGTTTTGTAAAGGTTGTGCCATCGTTAGCAAGCCTGAAAAGTCATTTCATCGGGATATTTATTCGCGTCAATTGCAATAGCGTCTGACAATGCAATATTCGCCATACCAAACTGTTCTTGTGCGCTCTGTCCGCCTGTCTCGCCTCGCTCTCGTAAAGCCATGCCATAAGCAAGCTGCAACACTGGATTACTTGGACACTTTAGCGCTGTTGCGTCAGCGGTGAGGTCCGCTTGCGGCGTGACAAGATCAAAACGTAATGCGTAAACGCCATCAGGCTTCGGATAAACATCAACTTGTATGTCGCCGTTCGCATCTGTTGAATTAAATGTAAAATAATTGGGCGTGCCACTTGCCGGAGTTGCATTATAAAACTGCGTATTAAAATACGTTTTTGTGCGTTGTCTTAGAAACAAGTTAGAAGTGTCATTCATTGCGTCTTTTAATATTGAATCTTGACCCGCACCGGTCAGCGCGTAGGTGTAAGTTCCGCTTACAGTGTTTAATGTCACAGTGTTACGCAGAGCGGACCATTCCCACGATTTCTCGACCGTCTTTTTAGCATCGTTGACAAGATCACCGATCAATCTCGAATAATCAGTTTCCGTTGCTGTTGCGACTGTGTTTTCGCGTAACCGTCGCAAAACGCCATTAATAAGCTCAAGATAAGTCATAACGGCCTCTCGTTAGCATTGAATTTCGTGGGAGCACATTGTCAAACAAAGTTCTTGCAGGGCTATCTATGCGCCCTATCTCTGTCTTAAACAGCGTGCTCGAGATTGGTGTTGAATCAGGAATTTTGACAACATTACGCGGGACAACATTAAGCGTCGGTCTAGGCAATTGTGTTCTCGGTTGGTCAATTTCAGGCAACGGATTAAGGTTGCCAATATCGACGATAGGGACACATTGATCCGCGTTTGGGTCGTAGCGAAACCCAACAGGACATAGATTAGAGTTATCTTCGCCACCAGTATCATCACCGCCAGAACTTTCGCCTTGATTGTTTTGATTACTCTGGTTGCCTTGATTACCTTGATTCGTCTGATTCCCTTGATTCTGATTGTTTTGATTCTGATTGTTTTGATTCTGATTGCCTTGATTTCCGACATTGCCGCCTGACGGACCGGTCCCTTTTGATGGACCCATCCCTCCATCTTGGCCTCCAAACGCTCCAGGACCGCCATCGATAGGCACACCACTATTGATTAGTATTTGTGCAGCGTTTTTATCACCTTCTTTAGCTGAGTTGATTAATATGGCTCGCACAAAATCAAAAGGATATTTGCCGCCTTCATCTGTTGGAAAATCAGTGATTAAATCGTCAATTTTTCGATCTTTGTAGGTTTCGTAAATTTCGGGCGGTGTTAGTTGGTCAAGCGTTTTTGGCCCCATATTATCAAGGCCGCTTGTGTCAATACCGCTGACACCGACGCTTGGTTCGAGAATATCTAATTCCTCAACGCCAGTAATACTTGCCGGTGTTAAATCCGTAAAATCATAAGGTGTGTTATTTGCTAATACGTCTAATAATTCTGTTTTTTCGTCTGAGTCATCGAGGGCTTGCACCTTTCTGACGGCCTCTTCAAACGTCGGCCCAACTATTTCTAAAAAACCTTCATTTTGCCCATCACCATACAAATCGCCTTGAGCCATATTCAAGGCATTACTAACTTCTAAAGCAGCTTCTTGCTCTGGTGTTAAAGGCGGCAAATCAGAGCCACCGCCGCCAAAAAGTGAACCAAAAATACGATCAATTAAATCGTTTTTTATAAAATTACCGGCTGCTTTTAAACCGGCTTGGACTGCTGACGCTGTTACTGGATCAAGTGCCATTAATTATTTCCTGTTATTCGTGCTTGAGCCCGAAAACCAAAACGCCGCCATAGTGCCTAATATTCCTGATAATTGACCGAGCACCAACGAGATAATAGTCTCGTCGTTGGCATCATGTGGCATAAGCGTTACTGTCATTACATAAGCCCCGTAAAGTATGAGCGCCAACACGCCGAACACCTTAGGAGTCCAATCGTCTTTAAAAGTCTCCCGAGCGTGCTTTCGGTCGTCGACCTCTGTTTTGTAACTTTCAAGCTCAATATTCATTACCTTTACTTGTTGCTCTACATCGCTAATTATTGCCGCTTTTTCTGGATTACGCTCTATTTCATCTTCGATCTGTTCCGGCGTACTATTTTCAGGCATCCCGAGTTTACGAGTTGCCATTTTTAACACAGTGCCGGCTACAGGATTCGATGACGCTACGACGTCAACTAACTTCGGTGCTAACGCTTTCAATATGCCTTTCATTGAAGCGCCAACCACACTTGTATTATTAGACGTAGATCAGCCATCGCTTTTGCTTACGCTCGAGGCGTTTTCCTCCTCTTCGGCGGCAACTATGGAATCGATCTGGTCACATACGTCGCTCACGACCACCCCAGTAGTTGCCGATAATGCGCTTCGACCGACAGCACGAACGCCCTTATATATTTGGCTGCAATAAATGGATTCCGCTTCCATTACACCTTCAACAGTCGTACAACTAGCAAGCATCATCGTTAAACAAATCGCGGCATATCTCATGCAATATCCTCTATGTGTGTGGCTTCATTCGTTCAGCGTACAATTTCATGTCGTGATCGCTAATTGCATCGCCGGCTTGCCAATCAGCCAACATGAAATCACGCTCACAATCGACATAATCGTTACCATCGTTACCTAAATAGAGCGATTGTTGATTTGCGTCTGGACAAAACAAAAACCGCGGTATTCGTGTCACGATGTCAGAGCCACTTATTACGGACAAATGCCCCGCCAAATGGTCCATTTTGTAACGCGTTTTCCTTTTCAACATCGTGTTTGGCTTTCCAAACGTCACTAAATTGATGTTGCCAAAACCGTTTTCTTTCGTTGCCAATTTCAAGGCTGATAATTCGGCCATTCCGCCGCCTAAACTGTGGCCTGTTATCAATAACTTTTTGCCAGGATCCAAGTGTTGCTTGCACTTACGCCATATGGCCATGTGTGCCGCCGCAAAGCCGCCGTGGACCCATCTCTTGCAAACTCTTACAGGTATTGCGCTTAAATTAAAAAGCCAATCACGGGCGCTTTCAGTGCCTCTATGGACCAACACATCCATACCTAATTCTTCATCGTGCAAAAAGAAAGCAGTTGAGCTCGCTAACTTATTTTCTATCTTTAAAGCACCGGCAATTTCGTCGTTGTAAGCCTCGAGCGAATATCTAGTCGCTGCTCTCAAAATTGCCGTTGTGGGCATCCTTCCCGTATTATCTTTTTCCATCAATAAATATCCTATTTATCATTAATTTAGTGCTGTTTATATTACTCTCACTCAGTCGAAAAACCAAAAATCAAAAATAATATCCCCGCTGTTATAAACAATCCGCCGACCAAAATACTTAATACTAAACTGAGATCCTTGATAAATAATTCATCTTGTGCGTGTTTCGTAGCTGCTTGCTTGCGCTTCACTTCACGCTTTTTCTCAATAAGTGCTGCCTGTTGTTTAATTTTTGCCCATCGATGTGTCTGCCCTTTTTTCATGTAATGGTCGCGAATCTTCTCCATCATCTTTTCGATCCGCTCTTCTTGTTGATCAATAGTGATAGCTTCTTCTAGTGCGGACCCAACCATTAAATCTTCGTTACCGGCTTTTTTTGCGTTCGCGATATGCTGTTCGACTTGCTTTTTTGCAGTAAAAAACTTGCCGACCTCGGAAGCCATATCCTCAACATCTTTTTTCTTTGCAATGGCGCCCTGGACTAAAACAAACGCAGAATCGAGCGCTTTAATGGCAAGCATAGCCTCCCCGATCATTGCTCGATCCTCTTGCACATCGCTGTAATGTTCGTATTAATCGAATTTAAAATTATTCTTTGTGCAAACCGTTCGCAATTTGTCTTTTGCTCAAAGCACAGTCCCTCATCGCAATTCGAAATTGCTGAAATTCCTCCTATGATTAAAACTAAAATAAAAACATTCATTCATCACACAACTCTAATTTTTAAGTTAGCCGCATTGTTGCTTGTGACTCGAACCTTATTCTGGGCGGGAGCGTCGTAGGTGTAATCAGTGCCGAGTATTGCACCCTGATTAATCACATTTGCATCATAGTTAATCGCAGTCCCGCTATAGGTCGGAGTTGTTGCACCACTGGCATAGTAGATAATAGTTGCCAAATCTAATGCTGTTCCTAGCGTTATCTGTGACGCATCGTTTATGGCATTTAGTTCAGTAGATGTCATTTGATTAACATTATCAGTAGAGGTAGTCGTATATTGGTAAACGCCATCCGTACTTGTGTGCATATCCACAATGTACATTTTCTTGCCGTCATCGCCAAAGTTTAATCCTGTTGCAAGAGTTGTTTGACCAGTAACACCAAATGATACGCTGTCGTTAGTGTCAGTTGTTCCGTTGTAGGGCGTTGATAGCGACAACTGATAGACTGTACTGCTATATCCTAAAACAAACAATTTAGTGCCATCAGCGTTATAACTTACGCCTCTCAAAGATTCGCCGCTAATTGAAACTTGTGAAAGACCTACCTGAGTTGCTGTAGACACATCAAAAGCTGTTGATAACGTCCAGTAATTAGTTTGAACACCATTGTTCGTTACAATCATGTGCGTACCATCAGGTGACATTGTAAGACCACATGGGCCACTCATGCCTGTCGCTAAACTATCGGTATAACTTGCCGAACTGATATCCCAAGCACTTGACAGGGCATACTCGTAAATAGCGCCTGTATTGACTGCCGATACATAAAGTTTAGTTCCGTCTGGTTTAAAATGCATACCATAGGTTGCGGTGCTTTGGGCGGTTACATTCAAACTAACACTGTCATAACTGGCACTTGAAATATCCCAAGCCGTACTCAAACTGTATTGATAAATGTAGCCGCCAGGGTCTACCGATAACACATACATCTTTGTGCCATCTGACTTAAAA